TTCGTTCGGATTGGTCTTGTTGTCTTTCGATGGGCTGGAAGTGTTCAACATATAAAATTCTTCCTGATTCATCTATGATTTCATTAGATGTTTCGTCCCTACCATTAATCTTAGCAACCGCACCTGATTGTTGTCCCACAAAGGTATTTATAACCCCCGCCACGTCATCTGACACAGCAAACGTACCTTTTACATTAGATAATGATATTACACTAGTATTTGATGCACTTCCGTTAATTTCATGAATATTTCCAGTGGCATCTGCTTGTAATGTATTATCTACATCTAAAACAGATGCTTGAGTATTTGATGAACCACCTTGAATAACATTGACGGTGCTATTACCAGTAAGGAATGTTCCACTAGTATTAAATAGTTCTAATGTAGAATTAAATCTATTACTCACCGTACCTTGCGCTCCAGTATCAGGTTGTGTAATTACTTCACCTTCATTATAAGCAAATGCAGTAGTATCAATTGTTAATCTAACTAAGTCGGAGCTTACAGACGAAATACCTGGTTGTATGACAAGTTCATCTTCTATAAATCCACTACCAGTAGGCCCAGTGTAAGTAATTTCTACTTGGAATGTTTCACGTTGATCAAAGGTTTCAAACTGGCGGTCTAGTGTAGTTACTTCTGCTGAAGTATTACTCGAGTCACCTACAACAAGATTTACAGAACTGTTACCTGTTTCAAAAAATCCTTGAATATTTGTCAGCCTGAGTGTATCATCATCTCTATTACTGATTAAGCCAGTAGCACCAGTATCAGTTTGAGTTACTGTTTCACCAGCCGTAAAGTTAGTTGCAATACTACTTGCAAGCGTGATTTCTACATTAGCAAAAAGAGGATCTTGAATTAATGAAATCTTTCGATAATCATTTGCAACTGGTATTGTACCAGACTCAGTATTTGCAAAGTCTACGCTAACTCCAACTTTATTTGAATTAAACTCGTTAAATACATTTGCGCCATGGCCACCTTTAGGTCCTAAAATAGCTCGAGCAGAGGCTGAAGTTGTGGATATAGCAAGCGATGTATTGGTGTCAATAAGACCAGTGTTTGCAATAATAGTAATATCAGCAGTGCTATAATCAGAACCTCGATTTACAATATTAATAGCCGATATTGTATTAGCAGAAGGATTGACTTCTGCAATTGCTCGAGCCCCTCGACCATCACCATTAATAATAACATTAGGACCAATTTCGTAAATAGAACTACTATCAGGAAGTTCAGAGAGTGGTTGATTAAGAAGTACTCTTCTTTCTGTACCTGTTATAATATATTCAGATATAGTACGAAGTTGACCTGCGCCAGGACCCGACTTAATATAAAATGCATTGTTTTTATAAAAATCTGTATTAGCAGAAAGAGCATTAGTTAAACGAGATGTTGATGTAATTAGCGCAGAAGTGTTACTACTAACGCCCGTAAGTGTCTTACCACCAACAAAATCATATACAGTATTTGTAACAACAATAGTTTCAATGGCACCATTAATAGCATTAGCTGTAACATCAGCATTTTCAAATATAGGAATATACTCTGTTGTAGCAAATTTTGTATACTGACTTTGCGTTACGGTAAACATATATTTCCACTGATAACCATCACTCGTTCTATATAATTCATCATCCGCCGCAGTCTCAGAAAATAATGGTTGATCAACTGACGGAATACCTCCATTATTATCTAAACATTTAAATACATGATAATTACCCGACTCAGGAGAAACCACATAAAAATCAAGTTCTTTAAGATTTAAAACTAGGTCGTCATATTTGTCGTATACAGTTCCGGACACCCATGGGATGTTACGAATCATATGAACAACATCCGAAGGAGTAACATGCTTTCCAAAAAGTAATTCATCATATATTATATGGTTAATAGTATTTTCATTATTTTCAGGATCAGGAACTTGAATATCATCGGCAAAAGGAACACTACGGTGGGTTCCAATATAATATATTGTATTAGCGGTCTCATTAAGACCTTCTACAAATTGCTTAGCAACATTAACTTTAAATGCATCTGTAACAAGTTTCATTTTATTTCCTAAATTATTTCTATTGAACTATCGGCAATTTGTACTTCAGATGTAACTAATGCACTTTTTACAACAGTACCAAATATTTCATTACCGCTCATATGTACCACATCTTGTATAATATGAAAATATCTATTAAGTGATAACCCTGATTGAATATCATAAGAGAATTCCTGATAGTATTTATTATCATGGATTTTCTTTTCAGAATTTAAGTGAGAAGAAGTAGTTCTCCAGAAACCTTCGCCGATTCCTTGATTAATAATTTGTGATTTACCGGTAATGATAAAATCAAAGTCTTCTCTTTCTAGAGTAACTTCACCATCTTGAATATAACCATAGCCAGAATCAATAACTTCAACCCCAGTAGCAACACCTTGTGCATTAATAGATGTTCCTGTAATATCAGCGTTATCACCAAGAGGATCTGAATCTTCAATGCTTAGAATAGTATCAATAGTTGCAATAGCGCCAGTATCTGAACCAACAATACTAAAACTTTCATCAAATGCCACATTAAAAGATGTTCTTTCTACTTCAATAATTGCAGTGCCATTAGCGCCAATTGTAAAAAACAATACTTTACCTTTTGCTGTAGTAGAAATATCAATTTGTTGCTCGAGAATTTCACCTACAGCAAATGAACCAACAACATTTGATACATTAAGTAAAAAGTTTTTACGATTATAAGAAGCAATAAAATTATTTCGAACTCTTACAAATGGATCAACATTGTAATTAACACCAGGATTAATTTTTGTAAGAGAAGCAATTGTACCTATTGTAAAGCTTTCATTAGTAAGAGCATTCACAAGAATAGTATTAGAATCTGAATTAGGATCTTTAATAAACCCATAGCCAAAATCCATAACAACTTCTACATTAGCTACCAGGCCTGAAGTAGAAGGAAGATTGATTGTAGGTTCCTGATAATAGCCACCACCAGGATCAATTATTGTAATTGTTTGAATTGTTCCATTTGCATCTGTTAAAATAGAACCTTGTGCTTCAAATATAGGCAAACCTCCTGCAAAACCACCGCCATCAAAAGTTACAATAGATCCATTTGAGTATAACGTACCACCATCATTAATTGTAACACTATTGACAAATCCAATACCACTATTTGAGC